GTCCACCACATTAGATGTAGAAAAAACTGTGCCTGTAAAAGTAAATTTGTAAATTCTATTTGCTGCTGCTGTAAAAGTAACCGATAATCCTAAATCGGCCTCGGCACTGACGCTTTGCGTAGTGGCTTTTTCTGCTACACCCATGACTCCACGAGGGAAACGGTTTTGTTGTGCTGCGGTCAGGATTGCGCCTGCCGTGAAATCGGTGTTTGGGTTTACTGCCATAGTGTTCTCCTAAAAGGCTAATAGATTTTGGTCAAGGACGCCGAAAATAGCGTCATCTAATGTTAGATATTGGTTGCCGTCTGTGGACTCAAAACTGTAAGCAATGATGTGGCTTCCTGGGGTAATGTTGTGGCTGATGCCTGACACGATGACAGTTTGTGTCACGCTTGAAGGCGAGCCAGCGACAAATGTTTTGGTGATGCTGGCAATATCGGTCAAATCAAGATTTAGGCAGGCGTTTTGATTTATTGCTGACAATGCCGACAGTTGATTTGATAGGCCTGTAAATCGAAGAATTGGCTCTTTGTATTTACCTAACAGGTATTGGCCTAACGCTTGCACTTCACTGCTAGATGAGTTCAACAGGTTTGTCAAGGCATACTGCTGAGATTGGTAAAGGGCTTGGCTGGCGCTGTCGCTGGCTGTAAATGGTCCGCCTGCTGGGGATTCTGTGACGATGTAGTTGTACAACAGCTCATCGCCAAATTCGTTTGCAAGCGTCTGGTATGGCAACCCTGTTCCGTTGCTTGTGAAAACTGCGTCTGCTGGTTGGTTCAAAACCTCGGTACGGCCTTTGAATGTCAAAGTGCCATTAGCAGACATATACAAATAACCCTGTTCTGATGTGGTCACTAGCTGCAAATAGTTGAGCACATTGGTTTCGGCTGACACAGCGTAAGCGCCAAGATTAGATGAGCCTGTGCCAATTTGCCTAGCGCCCTGATAGTTGATTTCTGGACGGTCAAGCACTGCTGATATTCGGGCCCCAGACAGTTGCGCTGATGGCGTAAAGGCATTTAGTGCCTGGTTAGCGAGCACAGTAAAATCATCGGCGCATCGGGCATACATGCGGTCCTGATTTGCCAAGTCATAATCAAGATTCCAGTCAACTACTAGCCCTGAATAGATGGGGATGCCGTTGGCTGTGATGACAATTGGCGAGCGAGGCAACACAAAAGGATAGAAAATGCTTGCCGTGTTTAGTGGGTCAAGGATTCGGCTGGCGTTGTCAAATGTGACTGTGGCCGTTCCGCTGTTGAACTGGTCTAGTTGACGGTTTCGGCCTCTGGTGATATTGACCGATTCGACCAGGCTAGTCAGGTCAGCAAATTGCAAACCGCCCAGCGTGCCTGTATCAAGCAAACCATACACAGCATCGTCAAGCTGAAACGGATTACCGAAACCAGTTGTGGTTTGAAACCCAACTAAAACTTGAATGGTGGGGGCGCTCATGCTGGGGCGAACACCACGCCGCTTCGGCGCTGTGCCTTTTGTATGGCTTCAATGATTTGTTGGCCTACCTGGTCAGGGGATGAAACTAGGCCAGCATTTACGGTAATGTTCATGCCTCCACCGCCGTTGTAACGGTCTAACGGCACTACGGCCTCTGGCCCTGCCTCGCCAATCAAAGCAAGCGTTGGACTGGTTACAATGCCACCGTTTGCCAGCATTGGGATATTGGGGACGCTGAAGCCTTTTCCGCCGACCCCAGGAACCCACGAAGGAATGTCAAATGACAATTTGCCAATGGTGTTGTTCCATAGTCGAGCTATGGCGTTGAAGGCTGTTTTGAACACCGAGACAAGGGCTTCTATGGCTGGAATTGTGACATTGTCAATCCACCATTTGATAGCGCCAAATACACCGTCAACTATTTTGCGAAACGGCTCAAACTTTTTGTATGCGACAACAATAGCTGCGCCAAGTGCGATGATGCCAGCAACAATGAGAATGATAGGACTAGCAAGAATAGCCATAGCCACATTGACTGCCATGATTGCGACAGCGATTGCAGCAATAGCAATACCCACGCCGATAAGGATTCCAGTGTTGTCTTGCGCCCAGTTACCAAATGCGGTAAGAAATGGCAAAATTGCTTCAATGGCTGGGAGCAGTGCCGCCCCGATGCTTTCTTTAGTTTCTGATAGCGCCACGCCAAAACGCTTGAATTGACCTTGTGCAGTGTTGGCGGCTTCTGATGCTGCTCCACCTGTAGTCACAGATAAAGCGGTCATTACTTCATCAAATGAAGCGCCGTCTTTGATGAGCTGACGGTACTCGGGTGCTAGGCGTTGTAGAGCGGTCATGTTGCCGCCGTAGGCCTTCTCTAACGCTGTTGTAACGGTTGCTAAGGGCTTGCCAGTGGCGGCGGCGATATCCATTGCCTGCGTGGCTAGTTTCTGTGCGTCAGTGACCGAACCAGTAGCACGAGCCAATTTGCTAAGTACAGGGCGCAACTCGTCATCAGTTACGCCGAGCAGTTTGCCTTGTGTAGCAATCCAATCTTCGTTGGCGGATATTTGTGCGTCTGTTGCGCCTGTGGCTTTTTTGAGGTTGTTGGCAAGCAGGTTTTGTGCAGCTGCATCTTCAATTGCGCCTTTGGTGGCGTCAAATAGTCCTGCAGCCAGGGCACCTACGGCAGCGGTAGCAGGCAGGAACGCTTTTTTCATAGCGAATCCTGTTTTGGCTCCTACGCCTTCAAGTTGTTTGAATTCTTGTTTTGCTTTTGCTACGCCTGAACCGTCAAAAGTTGAAATGATGGGGATGCCTAGTGCCATTAGTTCAGTTCTTTCTCAACTCGGCGAATAACAGCCAATGCTGCTTTTTCCATTTCGCCTTCGATTTGTGGGCGTGCTTTGTAAACGGCTGGGCCGAGGATTCGTGTGCGTCCTGGTGCTATGGAGCCGAGGGAATCGCCCAGGCGATTTTGGTTGGTTCTGCCTGCTGATTCGAAGATTGCAGCTGCACGGTCCGTCTGGGTGATGTATATGAGGCTTGTGGCTCGAAGGCCGGCATCGACCTTGAGTTTGACGCCTCGTAATGCTTTGGGCATCGAAAACGGAAATATCTTTTTGGCGTCCTGTGTCCAGTTGTAGTTCATGCCTGACAGGGGCGCACCGTCTGATTGGCGCATGCCTGTATAGCCTTGCTGAACTGCCCTGATTGCAGGCTCAGCAATACGCCCAGCATCTTTGGTGAATTCCTTACGCAACCCAGGCTCGATTTTGTTGAGGCTACGAATAGCCTCCTTGAGCCCTACCAGTTGAACATCAGCTGAAGCAGGCATCAGCGTTTCTTGCGCTGTTCATTTATGATTTCAATGACTGTCGCCATGTCTGATGCCTCAAAAGGAATGTTTGGGGGAAAATACCCTGTTGCCACCAGCACTTCTGCTAGGGCTCTGGAGTAGCTTCCCCTTCTGTAGGGTTTGCTGGTTCACTGCCGACAACTTCAATCGAGTCCAGGCGTTTCACATAGTCATCGAATACGGCAGGGACAGGAATGTTTTGCTGTTTGCAGCATTCATACGCTAGGAACGCTAGATGCTCTAGGCCGATACCGTTGGCTAGTTCTGATGCTTTGATTTTGAACTTGCGTTCCATCGCTACAACCGTAAACAGATTAGTTGTGACCGTGTAGGCCTGACCGTCTGTCTGGGTGACTGCTAGTGAAATTTTCATGTTGTTTCCTTTGTGGTTGTTATCAGGTTACATCTCGAACCCAGGTGCCACCTGTGAAGGTTACTTCAACCGTTGCAAGCTCTCCGACTGTGCTGTTGATTGGTGTGAAGTTGGCAAGCATGCAATTGGTGATGACATACTCTGGGTTTGTTGCGGATTCTGTGGTTCCTGATGGGCTGATGGTCAATACTGTTGTGCCTGTGCCTACAGCTGATGCCAAAATTCCTTCGACTTCGGCTGCTCCATAGGAGAGGAACAGTGTCATTGAAACCTCCACTGATTGGAGGCCTCCAACCATGCGCCTGCCTGTGTCGCCCATTGCTGTTGCGTCCAGTTCTTCCTGACCTACCGTGATGGTCACAGATGAAACCTGGTCTGACAGGTCTGTTGTTGTGACGCCTTGCGTCAGGTTGACAGTTGCGTTGGATAGGAAAGTTGTTGTTGCCATTGTGGCTCCTTTGTTAGTTACGCCGTACCGCTACGGCAACAGTTAGGTCATAGGTTGGCAGCTCTTGTCCGCCGTATGTGGCGAATCCTGGCTGTGCGTCTACAACTGCGATTGGTGAATTCATGATTTTGTCTGCTGTGGTAAGCAGATAGTCTGCTGCATCCTGGTTGCCTGGTGGGCCAGCGAGGATGCGGACTCGAAGGCGAAAATCGCCAACATTGTATGTGAAGGCGTCCATCGTTGGTAGTTCGACCATGACGGTCAATGGGCGAGCGTTTCGAGGGTCCGTTACAGGAACCAGGTTCAACGCTGTAAGCGCTGCTTTGGTGGCGTTGACTGCTTCATACAAAATGCCTGTTGCAGCCATTATGCAACCTGGATTCTGCCACAGCCCAGGAGCTGCATGATTCGGGCAAGTGTGACGGGCATTGGCTGATTGCCAAACCCATCGTATGAGCCGTATGAATCTCCGCTGGTGCCTCGCTCACGATAAAGGGTTGCTGCATACATTGTTGCGCCGAGTTGGACATCTCCTGATGGGGGGAAGGTCACACGGTCAGTTTTGTAGCCTGCTTCTTGACGCTTGCGGAAGCACCATTCATTGCTGGCCTCAACACATGCATCGACAAAGCTGGTGTCGTTGGCTGTGGCTGGGGAAATCCCCAACCACGCCAAGACGAGTGCTGAGTCTGTCCACTGGGGGAGTGCGTCAATCTCAGCGCCTCTGATGTCATTCAGGGTTTGCGTGAAAGAACCCTTGCTGAATGTCACCGTGAGAAGTGTGGTGTCAACTGCTGTCAATGTATGAACGCCATTGAAGCTGTTGTTGATTCCGTTCACTCGCACTTTGTCGCCAACGAAGTATTCTGCTAAATCACCATTGAGGAGGGTAAGTGTGCACACACCAGACACTGCAACAGCGTCTGTGACAAATTTGGTGTATGCCATGTCCTTACCCTCTCAACGATTCAGTTTTTTAGACTGCGGGTCCGAGTGCCCAGCAGGCGTTTTCTTCCATGATGACCGAAGAGAAGTATCCTCGGAATGAAAGCTGACGGCCGAGGCTGCTAGGAACCTCAACGCTGACTGCGCCCTTTTGCTGCTCGTAGCACTCCATGAAGCGTGCGTTGGCCACAAAGAGATAGTCCTTTGCGTCATTGCCCTGGATGGACTGTGTGGTGATTTGGTTGGACACAACCAACTGCAAGCCGAGTGGGTTGCCGTTCCATGCTCCAGCGCCACCAGGCAATGTGCCGATGCCGTTGATTGGTGCAGTCTGTGGGAAAATTGGCATGTCGTTTGTGCCTTTGAGGCTGCCAAGTTTTGCCCATACGGAAGGGCTGCAGATGAGGTGCGTTGGAAGGTAGTTGCCTACTGAGGAAATCAACGCTGCGATTGCGTAGATGTCCTCGATGACTGCTACTGGGTCAGTGAGGTCTGTGACTTCACGGTTGCTTCCCGAGATGTTTGCAGCCATTGTTGCAACTGCGTCTGCTTCGGTTGCAAGTGCGTACTGACCTGCAAGGTCGCTCAACACTGCTTCAAGCATGGATGGTTCTGACCAATCAAGGATTTGCTCTGACAGCAAAACCGTTCCGCCGTAGGTGCGCTTTGTGACCTGCACATCGTCAATTTCCATTGTGCGAGTAGCAAGGCCAGTCAATTCGGTTGATTGTTCGCCGACTTCAGTGTGAACTGAGATTTTTGGTCGGATGAAAATCTTTCCTGCGCCTGGCATTGAGCGAGTGCCCAGTGCGCTGACGATAGGCCTGATTGGGTTGATGTCGTCATAGATTGGGGCGACCACGCTGGTCGGGAGCAACCCTGGGTTGTCGAGCGTGGTGTCATCGCCAGCTGCTGCACGAATGTTTTCATTCAACTGCTGGAAATCTGAACCGCCACGAGTCATTGCCACGATGTATTCAGCTGCTGATGGCAGTTTGAATTGGCGGCGAGCCTGTGCGTAAATGGGGGTGGTTGGTAGGGTTTCGGCTGAGGCCTCAACCGCTGGGTTTTCGTTTGACATTGGTTCCTCCTCGGGAATGTCGGGGGTTGGGGTTTCGTCAGCGTCCAGGTTGGATGCAGCGATTTCTGTGATTTGTGCACCAGCAAATGCAGGCTGATACACAACGGACAATTCGTCCCACAAGGCTGATTTGATAACCATTGTGCGTCCGTCTTGTTCGTAGTCTGTGGCTTGGATGCCGATGGACACTGAGTCCAGGGCTCCCATTTTGAGCAGTGCAATCAGGTCACGACCTTCGGCTGTGTCTGCTATGCGAGCCGAGAACAGCATGCCTTCTGGTGTGTCCTCACGCTGGTCGACAACGCCCACAACACGGCTGGTGTCGTGTTCAAGCACTAGGCGTGGCATTCGTCCGTCTGTGGGTAGTGCGCCTTCTGTTAGACGCACTGTCTGGCCTGTGGACACTGATGCGTCTACGCCATAAGGAACTGCTATTCCTGATATGCGTGGCTCTTGATTTTCGGCTGCGTCAATGGTGACGGCTGCGCCTGTAAATTGTAATTTCATCTTTCAACCTCTACGGCAGGCTCAACGGCAATTTCTGACATTGAGTTTTCTTCTAGGTATCCATCAACATCAAATTTGACGAATCGATTTCGTGGCAGAACATCAGCGTTGCTGAGGGTTTGCTCAATAACATCCAGGTAGATGCGAGCGCCAAACAGATACAAATCTTGGCGTGCCTGGGTTGCGTTTTGGTAGGTCATTGATGCGCCTTCGGTTGGCGCTGACACTAAATAAGCAGGGACGGAACATAGACGAGCCATTTCCAGCGCCTGGTATTTGCGCTGGTCAGCCACAACTTCCTGGGGATTTTGTGCGTATTCTTTGAACTGCACTTGGCGACTTAGTGCGCCGATGCTGTTGGTTTTGCGAGCTGCTGCCCAGGCTGCTGCCAAATCGCCCAGGTCATCGCCTGACAAATCTTCACCCTCAACCTGTTGTAAATATCCAGGGACGGTTTCAAGTTGTGCGTATCGGTCGGCTGCCATGTCCAGATAGATGCTGGTGTTGATTGCCCTGGTGCCGATTTTCAGGATGCCTTCGATAGGGCTGAGGAACTGGATGACATTGTTGACATCTAACGGCATACCATTGAATTCAAGGTCACTGCTAGGCCCGTAAAACTGTGGGAGCCCTGTTTGTTCTGTGGATGCCACATTGGCTGCTGGTAGCCAGGTGAATGATGCTGGGCGTCCATCGCTGTACCTGGTTGTCACATATGCGTAGGCGACACCATAGAAGAACAGGTCACTGAAAATGTTGACAAAGAAAAATGAGCGTGTCACTTTGGGGTCGGGGCGTTCCATCCAGGGTTCGAGCGGAAGATATATTTCTTCGTATTCTTCGCCTGTCCATTGCTTCGTAAAATGCTTTAGTTCCAAAGCGCCAATCATGCCTGCAATAAGGTCACGGGCTCGGGACACTGTGGGGACGCTTAATGCTTTGATTTCGTTGGTGCCTGTGCTATATGCCAGGAACTGCCCGATTTGGGATGCGCCTGCAGCTGCCTTCACTGGTGCGGAGGCAAACGAT